CTGAACTGACTCCAGAAGTCGGACGGCTGCGTGATGTTCGCGGGGATGCTATTCGCTGGCGCCGGACCTGCTGGCGCCGACATCGGAGAGACAGGTGTTGCGCTCGCCCCGACGCCAGGAACGGCAGTCGGTACTCCACCACCCACAGGCATTGCTGCCGGTGTCACTGGACCCGACAGGGCGCTGCTCAGGGCGCCTCCACCAGTTCCGGCGACCTCACCGACCACTGGCGCTACCGTTCCGGCGACCTCACCGACCACTGGCGCTACCGTTCCGGCGACCTCACCGACCACTGGCGCTACCGTTCCGGCGACCTCACCGAGCACCGGACCCACCGCTGCGGCGACCTCACCGAGCCCTGCGGCTGCGGTGCCAAGGGCTGGCGCGATCGCTGTTCCGACAGTGGCGAGGGCTGGCGCTACTGTCGCGGCTGCGGTGGCTATGCCCGTACCTATCGATGCTGCAATGGCACCCGCTCCGGCGAGGAGAGAGATGATAGAGATGTTCATGGTCGTCGGGTTCACGCCAACGGTGTCGATGAACCATTGCGCAATCGGAGAGAGTTCAGTCATTGCAGCGATCATTCTGAATCGTCCTCGTCTCGCAGGTGCCAAACAACCTGCGTCTGTGCGTGCTTGAAACCGAGCGCGCCGACCGACTCCATGCCCGCCTCGTTGCTGGGTGATACGGACCCGACCAGCGTCGCGAAGCCAGACGCCAGCAGGAACTCAGACGCGTACTCTCGCATTATCCGCGACAGCCCGGTGCCTCGATGGTTGAACCGGACGAACGTGCCCCACCCGACTGCGTACGGGTCGTTGGTCGAATCGAACGGCATCGACTGCGCAGCCTGCCCCCACATCAGAACACCGGCGCCTGGTGCGATCATCGCGATCCCAACAAGTGATCCGCTGTCGTACGCGTCGAAGAAGAACTTGAACGAATCCATGCTGTGCTCCGTGGGGAGAATGTCTCCGCCTCCGTCGCGAATGGTTTCGTTCAGCATCTCAGCCCACATCTCTGCGAACTCTTCCCAATCGTCCTTTGTTGCGCGCCGCGGCTCGATCATGACAGCTCCATCTTCAGCACCGTTGCGCTGACCGTGCTGCCTGGGAACATGCGCTTGATGAACTTCGGCGAGTGCACCGCAGTCGTCACGGCATCGGCTCCGAGAGATCTTCCGAGTGCCATGCTGACATCGTGCACGATCGCGCATACAGACTTCAGCATCTGCATGCTCCGCTTTTCCTCGTCGATGATCAGCGTGTCAATGAATAGTTGATTGTATGTTTCCGACATGTGCATCCAGAACGCAGCCACCAGGCTTTCGTCGTCGCCTCTGATCTCGAACGCAAAGCACCCTGGAGACATCGAGACCATGTCGAGAGCAGGACCGGCATGCAACTGCGGCTTCTGGCGCAGCAGCGACTCGGGGATCTCAGAGATCATCGTCGATAGAACCTTCATCGTCGGAACCTCGGGTTGAGTTGCCTGAACTCCTTCATCAAGTCGCTGTAGTCTGTGCGGTACTGGAGGTCGCTGCTGGCGCTGAATCCGCGAATCTGGGCATCCAACGCGTTGACCGTGCCCACCGGGTCGCTGTCCCTTCCGATGATGTGAGCGACTGCTCCACTCGTACCGGCACACTCCAGATTCTTCACACCCTGGCGCGCATCGATCAGGTACACCCCGCTGCTGGGGCGCACGTTCAGTTCCACACCAGCGGTGCCCGCATTAGATGTCGGGAACGGCGGGATGGAGACCAGAACGCCGAGTGCCGTCACGTCCTCGTCAATCGCAGCAGAGAACCCGCGGTCGAACCACGAAGAGATCCCTCCGCGAATCATCGAGAAGATCGAAGGTTGACCGCACAGACCGATCGTCCACTCCGTGAGAAGCGCACCGTGACCGGCGATCCTGAACGTCGCACTCGCCGGGCCGACGTAGTTCTTCTGCTGCAGCACCTCACGTAGCCGGTCCCACTTGAACAGTGGAGAACGCTTCGCCCATCGAAGGCTCATCGACACACCGACCTCGGGCCCGAGACCGCCAGGCATCAGGCGCGTCTTCTCCATAACGCCGGTCAGTGCTCTGAACTGCGCCCCGTCGAACCACGCCTCTTCGCGAATCATCGCTCCTGGCGAAACGACCGTGATCACGAACCCGTGCTCGTCGATCGCTTCTGGGTACCAGCCGGACCCGCGCATCTTCTTGAGCAGTTCTCCTGGCTCACGCTCCACGTATCGACCACCCGCGTAGACCATCTCGCACGTCTTCGATGCGAATGGCTGCGTCTGCAGAGACTCAACCACAGACTCGACGCAGTCGTCGTGACTGTAATGCTCTGGCCTCTGGACCCCGAGTGTGTCTGCGAAGTCGTAGCACTCAGTCCTGCTGTGGTGGAGGTCGTCGCCGAGTCGCGTGGCGCCGACGACGGTGAAGTCCTTCTTGCGCTGCAGAAATCCACCGAGCGCGCCGAACAGTGCCGTGCCCTTCGTTTGCGGCTTGTAGATTCCGCGGATCTTCGCGATCTCGATGTCCTCATCGCGCTGCGTTGCACGAGGCATTCCGTCGAAGATGATGGTCGTCGACTTCGGGTCTGCGTCTCGCAATAGCGCCGCCAGTTCGGACACCCCGTTCACTCGCTGCTTCAGCATCCCGCTGTACACGTTCTTGTACTCCGGGTTGTGGACATAGACGGATATGTCTGCGCCCTCGTCCTGCATCCTGAGCGCAACGCTCAGGTTTTCGCCGGTGCTGCTCACCCAGACGAATCGGTTCACTTGATCTTCTCCCATGCGTATGCGGTTCCGTCCCACTTGCACCACCAAAGCTCATCCTTGGCTGGGGATCCCCCGTCACTCTTCTCTGTCGCGCAGAACCTACCATTCAATTGCCGACTCGCATCGGGCTTCGAGTTGCCCTCCTGAATCAGCAGGGCGCTCGCCTCATTCGAGTTGACGGCATCGAGCACGTCTCGGATGAAAAATTCGAGAGCCCTGTCCTGCTCTCTCAGGTACTCCAGCACGCCCGCGTCGCCAGCCTTCCACCCACGCACGGCGCGTCGGCTTCTTCCGAACGAACTTTGAGATTGCCCTGATTCATCAGGTGTGGGCGGCTTCGGGAGTTGGTACTCGCTGCGCAGCCTCATGCGATAACCCTCTCCTCGCCGTCCGGCTCGAACCAGGGAATGATCGCGTCGAACACGACGGTCCCGTTGCCTGTGTGCTCGATCTCGATCGAGTGTTCCATTGCGGTTCGATTCACCAGAATCACCCGACGCACCTTGTCAGTCCCTAAACGTGATGGTGCCAGGTCTATCGTCTTGGTTAGATACGGGGCGCTGTCAAAGTCGGCGTAACACCGCACGGTGACAACATCACCCTCGTACGCCTGCGCGATGAAGTCGATCTGCCCAAGGCGAACGCTCGCCACACCAGCACCACCTTGCTGCGTGAATGGGTTGAGTGCGCTCGTCTTCGCTTTGAACCGGATCTGCTTGGGGGCGTAGGTAGAGTTTCCATCGCCTACGAATCCGACGTAGTCGAGTTGGTCTCTATCTCCAGAGAAGAGAACCCATACAGCGCATCTCCGATCGCCTCCGATGTCAAGCGGGTAGCCCGCTGACTTCGCCCTCGCGTCCCATTTCGCCTGCGTGTTGTTCCACGTTTCTTGGATCTGATTCCACGTCAACTCCACCGTCGATGTGAACTTGCCCAGTACATGGATCGAGGAGTGGAAGTCAATGTCGCTCCACGTCCCGTCCTCGTAATTCAGTGCGAGTGCGGTCGATGGCAGGTCTTCACCACGCTCGGGGAGAAGGAAGAGTGCTGTGCGTCGAGCCTCGATGTCTGCCGCGTACGACGTGTCGAGTGTGTCGAGGTTGTACCCGAGGATGCGGTCCTTGATGCTCTCGTCTGCCGGTACTACCTCGCGACCGTCCGTGACGTTGACACGCGTGGCACCGATCGTGAACACCTCACCTGGCCTAGCCACGGTCGACATGCGCGCCTCGCTGCCCTCCGCGAATGCAACGCGCTCCCATTTGAACGGTTGTCTGAAGTCGTCTGTCCACGCCAGACGCCACGTCGAACGCTCGAAGAACACGACCAGATCGTCGCCGATAAGGGCGCCGCTCACGATGTGGTCCGTCGTGGCGCAGTCAGCATAGTTCTCTGCGGACCACGGATAGTCGCTCGCATACGACTGTGTGATCAGCGGGTCCACCTCGGACCAACGCGCGCGGGTGGGCACATCGACTCCACCCTCGCTGATACCAAGCAGGACTATGCGCTGCTTGTAGAAGAACACCATCTTCGCGTTGTTAATCTGCCGCGCGTATCCGCCCGTCGCCCCGGTCCAACTCGACTCGGGGTCGTCCGGTGTGGTGGTCAGTGGGTTGATAAAGTCTGTGTGCAACTCTTTCATCACGCTGCCAGTGTAGTAACACACAGGGTCTACCCCGTTCGTGACGATCAGGTTGTTGACGACGTTCTCCGTCCAGAAATAGTCCGTCAGCGTCCCGGTGAAGATGTCTGCGGTGACGGTGGCTGGTGACTCGAAGATCGTCGAGACCGGGCTGTATGACCAGTAACGCTTGAGGTCGAATGCGAGTAGTTTCTCTCCGCCGGATGCGGGGGTATGAGTCGGCAGTCCCATGATCGCGTTTTCTGTGACTTCGAGGATTGCCTCTCTGTAGTATGTGACAGTCACATCCGCATCGAACGGAGCCGAGAGCCCGGCAACGGTCAGTAGTCCTGAACCGTTCACGAACCCGCCAACCGCACCGTCAGTCACATGCGTCAAGCTCGATCCGTCAATATCCAGAAGGACGGCATTCGCTCCGGTGTGCGTCCCGCCGTCTTCAATCTTCAGTTGCCTGAACGGCGTCGAACCATCCGCACCCACCTTCGGATACAGCACGTTGCTGTCGGTCATGGTTTTGATCATCGGTGTGACCCCGCCGAGTCCAGACGTACCAGCCAGGGTCTCTGTCTTCTTGTATGAAAGGATGTCGAACAGTTCGCACCCGTCACGCTTGTGAAGTCGACCGCGGTAGATATACCCGTTCAGGATCTCCCGCCACGCGTTAGGCGGAGAGATCCACGGTTCTTTCGTGGTGATGACACCGCTCGAAAGATCGAACAGCGGGAAGGGCGACAGTCCGGGTCGCTGGGGAGCAGAGCCGCCCATCACATCACACCCATGCTCGTACCCGAACCTTCCACTTTGCTACAAGGATCCCGATGCTGTCATGATCCGATTTTCTAAGAATGGTCGCACCATCACTGCCTACAAGAATGCTCATGTTAGTTGCATCCCAAGCAATTATTATGCCTTCACTGGAACCAAAAGGCATGCCATATCCGAGTACTATCTGATCACCAACGGCCCATTGAGCGTCTATAGCTACACATTCTAGTACTGCATGTACAAGAACTGGGAGACCTGTCATTCCATGTGGATAGCTAGTGTAACTATCTTCTGTGATTGACTTCAGTCCAGAGTCGTATGATGGTACAAAGACAGAGGTGCCGGGCAGCGCCTCGCACGCTGTACCAGCAGCATTTACAACAATCACTTTTCCTGCGTCACCAACGACCAATTCCGTGTCGATGCACAGCACCTGCTTCAGCGACGACCCGATGTTGATGAACAGATCCCAGTCGCCGGGTGCAGCCGCACCCTGCACCAACTCCATGATCTGGTCCGTCTTCGCATCGTCGACCCAGAATCGATGCGTGTCTGTGTCGAGTCCGCTGATGATCGTGTCGATTGCGCTGAGCACGATGCGACCGACCATGGTGCGCTCGGCCTCAGTGGCAGCGCCAGTGCGCCCCAGGCCGAGCGGGCCGAAGTCGGAAATGTAATCCCAACTCGATCCGTTCCATCTCGAAAGCATCATGGGTATCTGGTCCGTTGCGATGTAGATCATGCCCGTAGCTTCTGGTGGCGACAGACCGGCATCGCGGTCGACGAGCGTACCAGCGCGAGGCAGCAGGTACCCGGTGTGGCCTGATCCAGCGAACATGTCGAGAGACTTGCCGGAGTTGGATTCCGCGATTCCTGTTGCCTCTGCGATGTAGGAGAAGTTGGCGCGGATGGCGTCGTCGCCAACCGCAATTGCGAGGTCACCATCAGGAAGTGTCTTGTCCCAGGACATCTAGAAATCCGATCCAGGCAGTCGCGTGTCTGCCTGAGCATGAGAGAGTGGTGATGAAGAACCGCTGTACGATTTGACGAACAACATGCCGATTGCCTTCTCGTGCATCGCGACCGCACGTTCCAAAGACTTGTCGCGACCCAGTGATATCGCCAGGTTCACAGCAGCACCCGCCACGGTCGCCATCGCTTCGATCGTGTTCGACACACCGTCCGAAGTCAGGGCGGCGCGATATAGATTCGCGTAGAAGCGCATGTTGTAAACGCCGTCTGGGATCGGTCGCAGCGTTAGCGTGCGACCCAAGAGCAGGGCGGAGTATGGTGACCTCTCCTGCGTTGTATCGCCGATGTCGTGCCAGTCCCAGAAGATCCGCGGCTGATCCGTGAAGCGGAGCGTGCGCGGCATGTCCTTCTCTGTGATCGGCTCGACGAGGCTCTTCAGGATCTTGGAACCATCCGCAGCAGCCAGCGTGTCGATGTCGTAGTCCTGTTGGCTTGCGACGGTGGCGAAGTCCACGAACCCGGAATGCGTTGTGCTCCCGAGTCGCGTGGGGATCTCGTACTGGTAGACCCAGTTCATCTCTTCGTCGAGACGGGTCGCGCCAATCTGCCCGGCGAGACCGAGGATTTCTTCGCAGCGATTTTCCATCGTCAACAAGTCCATCCTCGGTCTCCCCTGTCAGTCGTACTACGAGCGATCGTAGTCGGTGCGAACGAATTCGATCCCGACCCACAGAACGCCGTCGCCGCCGCCTGCCGTCGCCGCCGCAGTGCGGCACTGGATCGTGACGAACTTCTCGTTCGCCAACGGTACGAGCAGCACGCCGACTGAAGCGGCAAGCAGCGGGTCAACATCCGCTGCGGTCTCCATGGCGATATTTCCCGTGAGGGACGTTTTCGCCGACAGAGTGTCCGCTTCGATGAGCGCATCCACCGACGTGCCGCTGTCGATGGTTCCAACCCGCGTTGCCAGATTCACAACCCGGCAGTTCTCGGGCACGTCGAACATCTCCACGATGTCCGCTGCAGTTCCCGAAGGCGTGACCTCGTGCCACACCCACGTACCCCAGGACTTGATCTGGGGGACGTTACCCTTTCGCTGCGTAATTGAAGTCGCCACGTTGGGCTACCTCCTCTGGTCGCCCGCCACATTGGGCAGGCGACCTGTTATGCCACGTACTAGATGTGGCTGTCTGCGATCACGTCGAGTCGAATCATGCCGAACCGCTTCGAGTCGAAGATCGCAGGCTTCATTCCAAACACCGAACCTGCTGCGACGCCCATCTCGTTCCCGTAGTCGTCCGACCGTTCGGCCCACGACATGAAGGATCCGCCCCCGTTCGAGGACTGCCGGACCTTCGGGTACGCGTTGCCGAATGCGACGACGCCAGCCTGCGCTCCGAGGAACAAGCAGGTGGCTGTGTCGTTTGCGGCACCGGCGAGCAAGAGCGGGATGTAGCGGCTCGCCAGGATCGTCGTGTCCGCATGGACTCCGACGACGTACTTCATGAACGGACTTTCCGTTCCCTTGCCCATGAACGCGTACTTGTTCACTTCCTGCCACTGCCCCGCAGTGGTGTTGGTGCGCAGATCGTACACGCACCGAGGATGCACGATCAGGCAGTACGACGTGCCGAACATGTTCTTCGCAGGACGAAGAAGCGGGTCGATGTCGTTGGCCTTTTCGAGCAGCCGCTCGATGTGGGTGAGCGACAGCGTCTCTTCCGAGGACGCTCCGTCACCGTAGTCGAGGTAGTGGTCCGCGTCGGCAGACGCGTCCACCAGGGTGTTCCCGCCGTGCGCAGCTACGGCTGCGGGCAATGCCGCCGGTGCCGTGTGGTCGCCAGTAACACCGGCGAGTTGCGCGAACAGGATCTGGTCGATGATCGCGGCCCAGCGATCGGCGAGGTTCTCACGAGCATCGCCGCGGAGATCATGGATCGTCCGCTGCTGGGACATGCGCCGGAACGCGTGCGCGATTCGACGCTGGTCGATCGACACGGAGTCCTGCGCGTAGGTCATCGCCTCCTCGAACCCGGCAATCGGGTTGTCTCCCTCGACGCCGGTTTGCGACATCTGGTAGAGGAGGTCGTACTTGATGAGATCGCCAGCGGATTTCTCCAGCTCCGTGAGGCGCTGAACGCAAGCGGTGGGTCCGGTCCCGATGAGGGACTGGAAGAACGTGCGCGAGATCGCCTCGCGCATTGTCGTCCGCGACCAATGCTGAATGGTCTGCGGGTCGCTGCTTCCGAATTCTGTAACTGCCATGGTGGCACTCCTGACCTGGAAGGTTGATGAGGTTTCGTTCGCGTGTAGGCCGCGATTGATTCCTACAGGTCAAGAGATTGCGCTCTCGCGCCCACCCAGCGGTGGTGGGGTACTACGCTCCGCTGTTTTCCCAGTTCGACCACTGGTGGCATCGGCAGACCGTTACCACAGCTACGACCGCCGCTCAAGAGCCGCGACGCTGCGCCGCTCGTATTCCTTGTAAGTGTCGTCGTCCATGTCGAAGATCGACTCGGGGTCGACGGACTGCAGCGTGGCGCCTTCATCCACGCGCCTGGACGATCCGCGTCGCGCCATTGAGCGCGGACGAGACTTCTGCTGCGGCTTAACGTTGCCCGAGACCGCAGCCTGCGCAGGCTTGCTACCACCAGACACTCTCCGCTTCACATGCCTGCGCAAGGACGCGCGCATCAAGTTCGCCGATGTCGGTGCAGTCACGAGTTCGGCGATCGGGATGTCCGGGTACTTCGACTCGAAGTCGTCGCGTATGCCGGTCTCATCGAGCATGGCGAGTAGGTTCGGCAGTCCGCCGATCTCCGCGGGCTCGATGTCCGCCTCGTTACAGAACTCCAGCACCTGCTCATCGAGCCACTGGTACGACTCGCGCAATTCATCTACGTGCGATTCCGCAACCCCGCGCTCGTCATCTCTGAATTCGCCGATCACTTCGGCGCGCAGTTGGTCGTATGTCGGCGGGGCCTGCGAGACCACCTGCCGTCGCTTGATCGCTTCCTGAACAC